TGCATTTTTTAAAATAGTATATTTATTATTTTTAAACGACATTGAGTACTCCTTTCGGTATAGCTTGACAGTTCCAATGTATAAATCTAAATGGTTCATAACCTAAATCTACAGAATATAAATGTGGCATATAAGATGGGAAAAATAACATTCTACCTGGTTTAACTTTATAATTAATTTGTGAGCTCGCATAAGTAATTTTTGTCTTATCTTTTTCAGGTAAAAGATTCATTACATTACCAGACCTTGGATCTTCAAAAATCGGCATGGATGTTTTTTCACTAGCCTTTAAAAAATAAAAGCCAGACATGTGTCCATTCCAATGAGTGTGTAAAGTATGATGACCACCGCCCTGTTTTGCAAATTCTTGAACCCACATTTCTGTAATAAATATTGTATAATTTGTTAGATCAAAACCCATTTCATCTAAAAGATTATTAGCTGTTGCACCAACATAGTCTTGTAACTCTTTAAAATTAGGATCACCTATTAAAGTTGTAGAGTGAAACACTTGACCCATATCTCCTTTATCACCAAATTTTTTATTTCTTTCATCAATTGATTTTTTTAAATTTTCTTGAGATTTTTTAATATAAGGATCAGAAGCCTCATTTAATTTATCTACAAATTTAGGTTCATCTGACCACCATATCGGTGATGAAAAATATTGATCTCGATTTAATTCTTTTGGAAAACTCATTTAAATGGCCATCCTAAATTCCATATAACTAAACTATATCTAGACCCTTTTTTCACTGGACATACTCTATGCCAAACATGAGATGGAAATACAACTAAAGATCCTTTTGGTAATATCTCTTTACACTTTACTGGTTTTCTTGGTTTGTCTGGATCTAAGTTTCTAAAATCAAATTCTAACTCTCCTCCCGTATAATCTTTAGGATCTGATAAAGTTACAGTCACTGATAATTTTCTTATTTTACCATGTGATGGAGTGTTAGGTTGATTATATGCTTTATCCCAACTATCACAATGCCAATCATAGTATTGACCTTCTTTGTATTTTGTAAACTGACAAGACTCAGAAAAATCCCATTGAAAATTCCAACCAGCATTTTCATTTGCTCTATGAACGTATGGTTGTATTTCTTTATAAATCCATCTATCATTCATCCAAACAATATTAGAATCTCTTTTTGTTTTTAAATCTTTTATTTGTTTTTCATTTAATTTTTGTTCACCAAAACCACCAGTAACTGCCATCTCATCTTGAAGTTGTTGACCGTATCTTACTATCTCATCACAAATACGAATAGGGATTGCTGATTGAAAGTACCAATAATAATTTGTAAGATTCATATTCTTTCTTTTATAAATTTTCTACCATGTATATAATATGTAATTAATTATGTAAAATTAAAATTTATAACAATCCTCCTTTTTTCGTCAGTGCAAGTTGTTCCTGAGTGTAATAGATTACATTTAAAAATTATTAATCTATTCTGTAAACTTTTTATTTTTTCACCACTTTTAAATTTTGTATATCCATTATTATTATTCACATAATAAATAGCTGTTGTCAAATTTTCATGATCATAATCACGGTGCATGCCATGCTCTATAATATCCTTTGATTGAAGAACCAGATTAGCTTTTATTCTAGCTATAGCAACTGGATTTATTCTCTTAACTAAAGGAGCTATTGTGCTGTAAGAATTTGTTGGAAAACCGCCTTTATAAAAATAATGTATAAATTGAGTATGCTCCTCATTAGGTTTATTAACACCATCGTTATAATACCAAGGAAAATCATTATTCAATAATTTATTTTTTATTTGTAAAAAATCCTCTGTTGGTAAAAAATTATCAATCAGTTGCATAACTATTATTAAATGAAAAGTTAAAAGCTATTCCATATTTATATTCTTTACTTAAATTTCTTTCAGCTCTATGTCTTAAAAAACTTGAAAATATAACAAATTTGCCCACACTAGGAGTTATCTCTTGATTTATTTCTTTAAACAATAATTTTTGATTACCGTTTGTTAAATATAAAACTCCAGATAAATAATTAGGTATGTGATCATGTTCCGTAGTTCTGTGCCCAAAGCCTTGTTTATACCCCCATGCCTCTTTAAAATCATACTTTCTTAAAAAAACATGTTTATCTAATTCTTTTAATACAAGAACTAAAAACTCTTCAAACTTTGTATCCCCGTTAAAGAAATTAAAATTTGTCATCTCACCTACAATATGGGTACCAGAAGCGTGACAGTTTTGGTTTATTTTATTTATAAAATATTCAGCGTCTATTTTAACTTTTCCCTCTAAAAACAAATAATCTATGTTTACTTTTGACTTTATATTTTTATCTATAATCATATCATTTCTAGCCAGCCCGTGCATATGTATTTTTCTACATCCGTGACAACACCTTTGTGTGGATGAGTAAAGTCTGCAGGCCAAATAATTAAACTACCTTTCTCTGCTTTTATTTCTGTATTTTGACGAGGAAAGATTGTCCCTCCTTTTTCTATATCATTTAAATAAACCATGTAAACCAGTTTTCTTTTTACAGTTCTTTGATCCACACATTCATAATGAATTTTTTTATAACCACCGTTTGGTGGATAATACTGTATGACGTTTTGAAAAGATGTCTGTAAGGGATAATCAATATTATATTTATTAACATAATCTTGAACATGCATACTTAAAGTTTCAAAAAATTCTATTATATGTTTATTAGTTGATTGATTGTAAAAAAAACAATCTATTGACTCTTTTACATCTTTGTTAACAACACCATTTCCAAACTGACCTTGCATTTTGTACTCTAAATTATTATTAAAATAATCTATTAAGTTGTTACAAATTAAAGTTTTTATTCTGTATCTTTCTATAAAATTATCCACAAAAGGATATTAGCTTCCTTTCCAGTTTCCTGCAACTCTTGAATTAAAAACTTGTTGTAAAGGCCATACACCACCTGCTGTAAATACTTCAGGTATAGCAGCAACTTCTGGTTCAAAAACTATAACTTTTCCTGAACCACCAGCTCCAGATGAGGCACCCATTCCAGCTCCACCTCCGCCACCACCGCCAAGGTTAGTTGATCCTGCTGCTCCACTAGCTCCGTTTCCTTTTCCACCAGCACCACCACCGCCTGGTCCTGCTGCTCCAGCAGGTCCTGGTTGGTCAATGTTTCCACCGCCACCACCACCTGCATAAGTTACAGATGATCCTGTTATTGAATTAGCTACACCACATCCACCTGGTCCACCAGTTGGGTTAGAACCAGAAGATCCTGCGGCACCGGCTCCACCGCCGCCACCAAAAGTTCCGTTAGCACCTGGAGAACTTCCTCCAGGGTTTCCTTGTCCTGGGGGTGTTGCAGACCCACCACTTGAACTTGTTCCGCCTCCACCACCACCGGAGCCTCCATCTTTTCCAGATTTAGTCATAGTGTTAGTTCCACCACCTCCACCACCATTACTAGAAATAGGGCTTGGTACGGCTAAAGTTGAATCTGTTCCACATCCACCTCTGTTCCCTGAACCTGATACTGAACCTCCTCCACCACCTACTGTAACTGTGTAACCTGTGCCACCAGAAACTGGGCTAGAAGTTCCTCCTGGAAAATTTGTTAAAAAACCTCCAGCTCCGCCACCACCACCATTGTAGCCTCCACCGCCACCACCAGCGATAACTACATATTCTATGGATGTAGTTCTTGGTTGTGAAGTAAAGGTTCCCGAAGAATTAAATGTAGTCGTTTGTGCTGCTTGTTCAGGAACAGCTGCTGTTAAAGATACGGGTGAATTATATCCTAAAAATCCTGCTCTAGGTGCTGTGGTCATTTTTTAAATCTCCTATTCTGATATCCAATCCGTACCATTCCAATCGTATACGGTAGGTGTTTCATCTTCATCGTCTGATCTAATTGCTTCCCATCCTTTAGTATTATCAGCATTATATTTTTCTTCGTTCCAAGAAATTAAATATCTCCAAACAACTGGATCTGCACCATCATCCTTAACTGATGGAAATTGTATTGGTGCTTGCCAATCATCATTAGCGTCTAATGACCATGAAACGTAGGGTTGTTGACATACAAATTTATCTTTAGAAGAATCATATATCATATCAATACCTGCGTATTGTTTTCTAAAATTATTATTATAAGAAGTTTGTTTCCAAGTGCCACCTTTGAAAAAAGATTGACACCATACTTCTCCATCAATGTGCATATCATTATCACCTAATTTACCTGCAGCTGTGGATATATCATTACTTACAACAACAACTCTTTTTACAATTTGATGTGTATCTGATGTAATTCCTGTCGGATCTACTTTTGACTCTAGTTCTGCAAAATGTGCCATATTTTTACTCCTTTTATACTATACAAAAAAATCTATTATAGTCAATTAACTGTTAGTCCAATTATCGGCTTTTACGAAATCATATACTGTATTCATTTCCCAAACACCTGATGCTCTTTTACCAAAAGCTTGACCACATTCTTCTACAACTACCACTAATCCAGAACCACCTGCAAGACCTGGTTCATTACCTGCTCCTGCACCAGCTCCACCACCAGTATTAGTAGTTCCAGCAACTCCTGAACATCCTGGTCCACCACCACCGTTACCGCCACCACCTGTTCCACCTGAACCGTTTACATAGCCTCCGCCACCACCAGCGTAAACACCACAATTAGGAATTGTGTAGGGTGTTGCTGCATTTGATAAAAAAGGTGTAATATCTAAACCTGCTCCACCTGTTCCACCACCACTGCTTGGTCCTGGTGCTGCTGTTCCAGCTGCTCCTTTACCACCGCCACCACCGGATCTTGAAGCATTGTTAGGTCCTCCTGGATTTCCTTGACCGCATGTTCCACATCCACCTGCAGCACTTGTTCCAGATCCACATTCTCTACCACCACCACCTGAACCTCCAGGGTTTCCTGGTCTGTTTCCACCGCCAGCTCCACCGCCACCACCGCCACCGACTGTTGACAAAGGAGAAGATGCTCCAAAAGTTGTATTGCTGCCGTTTGCTCCTCTTGGACCTGGTCCTCCAGCTGCACCGCCACCACCAATAGTTACTGGTATTCCACTAGCCGGTAGTGGATGATTTTCTGTAACTGTCATACCACCTGCACCGCCTGCACCACCAGCATCACTAGCGCTTCCTGCACCTCCAGATATAACTATTACAGTTGCTTCATTGGGAGCTGCGGGATTTGCAGTTGATCTATTGAAAGTTCCTGTTGATGTTACTGCTGTTACTTTATCTTTAAAAGCATCTGTTACCGTATTAACTGGTCCTATAATTCCGCCATTAGCCATAGCTTATAAAACCTCCTTAACTTAATTCTTCGTAATTTATGGTAATAGTTGCGTCTGAGTTAGCTGAAGCTCCTGCTTCGATGTTATCGCCTTCTTCTAAATAAAGTGCTGAGTCTTTGTTGATTACTACCAATGTTGCATCTGCAGGAGTAGAGATTGTACTTGCAATTGCAATAGGTGAACCACCTGATTTAGTTATGAAGACAGAGACATCTACTGCACTTGATCCATCGATGTTTGCAATAATTATATTATTTATTTTAAACACTTTTCCTGATGAAGATGCATTTGCGAGTACTTCAGTTGTCAAAGTTGTAGTTAATGCAGCTTGAACAGACTTAGCTGTTATGGTTGCTACGTTAACTAGATTTGGTGCTGCCATAGTTTACTCCTTATCCTTATTTTTACCCGAAAACTAATGCCATTGCAATAGCTTTTCCTGTAGTGGCTAATCCACTACCATTTGCTTGAACTTCACCAGTTCCTTTTGGCACTAAATTAATGCTAATATTACTATCACCACCCACTGCAGAAATAGAAGGGTTATTTCCTGTTGCTGCGTTTGTAATGTCAAAGTGGTTAACTGCTGAAGCTGTTGTTTGAAACTGTAATTGTTCATTACCATTTTCATCTCTAATTCCATGATCGTCATCAAAGTCGATCATAAAAGAATTCGTATCTAAATTACCACCTAGTTGTGGTGTAGTGTCCTCAACTACATTTGAAATACCTAAAGCTATTGTATCAATATCAGGGTTAGTGCCATCATTTGCAGTTGCAAATACAATAGCATCCCCTTTATCTGTTGCTGAAAAAGTAAATGAATCTCCTGAACCAGAGGCATATTTAAATTGAACTGTATGTGCGCCTGATGTTGAGTTTCTTAAAAAATAAAAAGTTTGAACATCGATTGGAATAGTTACTATTTGATTTCCTGAAATAGTTCCTGTGAACTCAATCATTCTGTGTGCAAGTTCTGCACCAGCTGATCCATCAGAAACTGCTAACGCAGTTGTTTGAGCTCCACCTGCTATTGATTTAGCAATATAACCACCAGATATTTGTTCTATAATTTGTAAATTAGTATTAGTTTTAGTTCCCCAAGTTCCTGCGTTTTCACCAGTTGCCTGTAGTTCTACTCCTAAAGGTGTGTATGTTGATGCCATAAATTTTTATCTCCTATGCAGCGTCACTATAACTTGTATTTGATCCAGTTGCAACATCTGAATAAGTGTCATTCGAGCCTGTTGAAACATTACTATAAGATGTATTTGAGCCAGTGTCAACATCTCCGTATGCCTCTATTGCTAATATTCCTACGCTAGAAGTAATAGGGTCTGTTGTTAAACCTTGGGTTACATCTACCAAATTATCAAAAGAATCTACAGAAGTGGTTAAACCTTGACCACCTAATTCATAGGCCATTTCAATGTTTATTGAACCAACG